AACTATAGTTTTCACCGCAGGTAATATACCAAGTGCAACTGAAACTGTAGTAATTAGAAGAGCTGTTCCGCAAACCCAAGCGATTGATTATATCGCTAATGATCCATTCCCTGCGGAATCACACGAAGAGGGTTTGGATCGTTCAATGATGACACTACAACAACTTCAAGAAGAAGTTGATCGATCTATAAAACTATCAAGAACAAATACTATGACCTCTACAGAGTTTGCTGTAGGTGCAACAAATAGAGCAAATAAAATTTTAGCATTTGATACCAATGGAGAAATTTCTGTAACACAAGAGCTTGGAACTTTTGTAGGAAATTGGTCATCAAGTACAGACTTTAATGGAAGAGATATTGTAAAAGATACTACCAATAATAATATTTATATTGCAAATACAGCACATACATCTTCTGGTTCTTTGCCAATCAGTTCTAATACAGATGTTGCTAAATGGGATTTATTAGTAGATGCTGCTAGTGCTACATCATCTGCTACTGCTGCAGCATCATCTGCAACTGCCGCTGCCTCTTCTGCTACAGCTGCTGCAACCTCAGAAACAAATGCCGCAACCTCTGAGACTAATGCTGCAACTTCAGAATCAAATGCAAGTACATCTGAAACTAATGCCGCTTCAAGTGCTACTTCTGCTGCATCTTCAGCTACATCAGCATCTACATCCGCAACTACTGCTACAACTAAAGCAAGTGAAGCATCTACATCAGCAACCAATGCAGCAACTTCTGAGACAAATGCAGCATCTTCTGCAACCTCTGCTGCTAGTTCTGCTACAACAGCTACGACTAAAGCAAGTGAGGCTAGTACTTCTGCGACTAATGCGGCAACAAGTGAAACCAATGCTGCATCAAGTGCTAGTGCTGCTAGTACTTCAGAAACAAATGCAGCAACATCAGCGACAACTGCTAGTAATGCTGCTACAGCTGCACAAGCTGCACAAACTGCTGCTGAACTCGCTGCTGATAATTTCGATGATACTTATTTAGGTGCAAAAGCTAGTGATCCTACAGTTGATAATGATGGTGATCCACTAACTGCAGGAGATTTATATTTTAATACAAGCTCAAATGAAGTTAAATATTATAATGGAACTTCTTGGTCTGCAATATCACCTGGTATTACAGATATAGTTTCAGATACTACACCACAATTAGGTGGTAGCTTAGATGTTAATGGTAATTCAATCGTATCAGTTTCAAATGGAAATATCTCAATCACTCCTGATGGAACAGGTAAAGTTATTATAGATGGTTTATCACACCCAACAGCAGATGGAACTAATGGTCAAGCATTAGTAACTGATGGTGCTGGAAATTTATCTTTTGGAGATGTTTCAGTAAGTCTAAGTGCAGTAGGAGAATCAATTATCCCAGCAACAACTGATACTTATGATCTAGGTTCATCATCTTTTGTATGGAGAAACATATACACAGGAGATTTACATTTATCTAACGAAGCAAAATCAGAGGGTAATTCTGTAGATGGCACTAAAGGTAATTGGACTATTCAAGAGGGTGCTGACGATCTATTTATTGTTAATAACAAATCAGGCAAGAAATATAAGTTCAAACTAGAGGAGATTTAAACATGGCTTTTATCTCCAATGGCACTACGATTTTAGATAATGGTGCATTTGATGTTCCATTAGGAGGTCTAGTTTTATTATCTGAACAAACAGCATCAGCTTCAGCATCAATATCATTTACAAGTGGAATAGATAGTAGTTATCCAATATATCGTTTTGAATTTATTAATATCCACCCAGCAACTAATGATGTAGAATTTCAATTTAATTTTTCAACAGATGGTGGTTCTAACTACAATGTTACAAAAACAACTACTGCATTTGAAAGTTATCATTCAGAAAGTGGTTCTGTTTCAGATGTAGCATATTTATCAGCAGATGATTTAGCACAGTCTACATCAAATCAAAAATTAACAAGAAGAACAGGAAATAATAATGATGAATCTGCTAGTGGTTATTTACACTTATTCAATCCATCTTCCACAACTTTTGTAAAACATTTTATATCTAGAGTTCATAGTTATCATCAATCAGATTTAGCATATACTATGTTTGTTGCTGGATATGGAAACACTACATCAGCAATAAATGGTGTAAGATTTCAAATGTCATCTGGCAACATAGATTCTGGCACAATAAAACTATATGGAATAAAGGACAGTTAAAATGGCTTTACACTCATTACATTCGTATAAAGAAATTCGCAAAGGAGTTTGCTCATGGCAGTAGTATCAGGTGGAACAACATTAATAGACAATGGTGCTTTAGATGCTGGAGTACCAACAGGAAGTTTAATATTACTTTCAACTCAAACAGCAAGTGCAAGTGCATCTATTGAATTTACATCTGGTATAGATTCTACTTATGATACTTATGTTTTTAAATTTTATAACATTCATTTAGCATCAGATGACAAAACTTTTACTTTTCAAGCAAGTACTGATGGGGGAAGTTCTTATGGAATAACAACTACAAATTCTAGATTTAACGCAAGTCATAAAGAAGATGATTCATCTACAAGTTTAGGATATGCTTCAAACCAAGATTTAGCACAAAGTACAACTTTTATAAATTTAGCACATGGTATAGGTTCTGATAATGACCAATGTTTTTCAGGAACATTAACAATATATAATCCTAGTTCAACTACTTTTGTTAAACATTATTTAGCAACAAATTCTATTTGTCATTCTTCAGATAGAATGGATAATACTTTTTTAGGTGGATATTTTAATACTACAACAGCATTAAATGCTTTTAAATTTCAAGGTTTTACCATTGCTGGTGGTGGAGGAATAACAACACCAAATATAAACATAGATGATGGAATAATCAAAATGTATGGAGTAAAATAAGGAGTAATCATGGGTTTAATATCTAACGGCACAACAATATTCGACAATGGCTCAATGGCATCTGGCTTTGGTGGTAATTTAAACTTTATCTCAAAACAAACTGCTAGTGCATCTGCTAGTATAGAGTTCACATCTGGTATTGATAGTACATATAAGGAATATGTTTTTTTCTTTAACAATATGCACCCTAGTAATGATGTTTCACAATTACAATTTAATATGAGTACAGATGGTGGTTCTAATTATAATGTAACTAAAACATCAACAGCTTTTAGAGCAAGTCACCCAGAAAATGATGCTTTTACTTTTTTGGGTTATCAAGGAAGTTATGACCTTGCACAAGGAACAGGCTTTCAACCTATTACATTAGAAGATGGTAATGAAAATGATGAATGTTCATCTGGTTCTTTAACTTTATTCAATCCTTCATCTACAACTTTTGTAAAACATTTTATATCAAGATTTGCTTCTACAACTTATTTTCCAGAAATACATGATGTATTTGTTTCTGGTTATGGAAATACTACCAACAGTATTAATGCTATAAAATTTCAATATTCTAGTGGCAACATAGATAGTGGTCAGATATTGCTATTCGGAGTAAATTAATTTATAAGGAGAACATTATGCACAAATTAGTAAATGGAATACAAGTACCTCTAACACCAGAGGAAATCGCACAAAGACAACAAGATGAAATCGCTTGGAACAATGGTGCATTTGATAGAGCTATGGCAGATTTAAGAAGTAAAAGAGATAGACTTCTTGCTTCATGTGATTACACAGTACTACAAGATAGCACATACACAGATGCACAAGTTGCTGAATGGGTTATCTATAGACAAGCATTAAGAGATATAACAAATGGTTTAACTACTGTTGCTGATGTTGAAGCTGTTGTATTCCCAACTAAACCTGCGTAATGAAATTTATATTAGCCTTTAGCATCTGCTCAGCTATCACAGGCTATTGTAATACTACAGCAACCCTACCTACAAAGTTTGACTCCTGGTCTGAGTGTGTAGGTGCAGGTGGTAAACTAATCATTGATGCTTCCATAAAATTAGAAGAACAATTTAATACAGATAAATTATATGTAACTTATTTTTGCAATGAGAAGATGACCAATGAGAAAGACAGTTAAAAAGAAATCATTAAAACAAGCGGTAGAGGATAACAATGCTATCCGTATATCTTACCATGAAAAGGTTTGTGCTGAAAGAATGAAAACCTTATTCAAAGCAATAGATGAAATGAGAAAAGACATCAGAGATTTAAAAGCTGATGTAAATAAAAGCAAAGGCGGATTCAGAGTTCTACTTCTGATTGGTGGAGCTATAGCTTCCTTGCTAGGCTACATTAAATATAATGGCTAAAAAAAATAAAATTTTTTTCAGAAATTATTATGGCTAACAGAAGAAAAAAGGCAATAGTAGGTTTAACTACCGAACTTGCTGCACAACTCCGACTTGCAAAAGATCCTAATATACTTGTGTTCACACCACTTGGCGGTCTTGGTCCAGTAGATATTGTAACTTTAAACATGACAACAGGTGAGTATACTGCTTATGATGTTAAGGCAAAAAATTATAGAAAGAGAAATAGTTATGTTGCACCCGATGGATATAAAAGAAATCTTAAAGGATCATTTATATCAAGAGGTACAACCAAAGAACAAAAGAAACTAGGAGTGAAAATAATATACGAATGAAATTATCAAAGAACTTTACATTAAAAGAAATGACTAAGTCTGATTTTGCAATCAGAAATGGTATCGCTAATGAACCTAACATGGATCAGATTGTTAAGTTAAAAGAGTTATGCCAAAAATTATTACAACCCGTTAGAGAAAAGTTTGGTCCAGTAATTGTAACTTCTGGTTATAGATCTCCAGAACTTTGTGCCAAGATTGGAAGCTCATTGAATAGCCAACACGCAAAAGCAGAGGCGGTAGACTTTGAAGTTATAGGATTTGATAATGCAGATATTGCTTATTGGATTAAAGATAACATTGAATGTTGGGATCAAATGATCCTTGAGTTCTATACACCTGGCGAACCTAACTCTGGATGGGTGCATTGCAGCATATCAGATAAACCTAGAAAACAATTCTTGAGAGCATTTAAAGAAGATGGTAAGACGAAGTACAAACCAATAATTGGAGACATAAGATAAAATGTGGTTGAAATTATTATCGATGGGTATAAAGACGGGTTCTCACCTGTATCAGAATAGACAAAGAACTAAGATGCTTATGTCTGATGCAGAAAGATTACACGCAGAGAAGTTAGCTAATGGAGAGCTGGAATATAAAAAAGAAATTATTAAGAGCAATGATCAAGGTTTCAAAGATGAATTTGTATTATTGCTTGTATCTGCTCCTATTCTTTTATTGGTGTGGAGTGTGTTTAGCGACGATCCAGATATTAAATTAAAACTAGACTTATTCTTTGAATACTTTAATGAGCTGCCAATGTGGTTTCAAATACTATTTGTATCTGTAGTGGGTGCAATTTATGGTATAAAAGGAACTGAATTAATTAAGAGGAAATAATATGTCACAACAAATACCTACAATGTTTGTATCTCAATACAGCAAAAAGAAACCTACACTTCTTGCACAGCAGACTGGTAAGAAGAAAAAGAAAAAGAAATATAAGAAGAAGAAGTAATGGCTTTTCTAAAGAAAAGAGATAGGTAAACCTATGGCAAAGCAAAAGTTCACACATTTTATACCAAGAGAGAAACCTAAAAAGAGAAAAGGTGTGCATAAAAAATCTCAATCAAAGTCGGAGAAGAGACAAAAGAAACAAACAAGATACAAAGGTCAAGGTAGATGATTGACAGATGGTTATATACTTTTTTTGGTTGGATAGATTCATGGTTTTATTGGGTAGAAAAACAATTCATTAAACAAAAGAAGAAAAAAAAGAAAAAGAATAATCCAGATGATTGGAGTGGTATCGTATGAGAGACACTAAGATTATTGAAATGTTTAATAAGAAGTTAGAAAAAAAATTAAAAGAACTAGAACTATTTAAACTTCTAAAGAAAGAAGTTAATGTAGGTGCTAATGGTACACAAGATTATGTAATTAAAAAAGGTATCAACAAAGGTAAAGTTGCAAAATGAAAATTGATATTAAATGGATTATAGGATTTATAGGTAGTGCATTGTTTGGTTTATGTACTTGGGTTCTAGTATCTATTGTCGATTTAAAAGAAGATACAAACTATATTAAAGGTGAATTGTTTGGAATTGATAAAGCTATTGGTAGAGTATATAATTACATTAATGGAAGCAGAAATAGTCCAGCAGAATAGTTATGGCATATAAAACTAAAGCATGGCAAAGAAAAGCAGGAAAGAATCCTAAAGGTGGATTGAATGCTAAAGGTAGACGAAGTTATAACAAAGCTACTGGTGGCAATCTAAAAGCACCAAGTAAAAAAGTAGGCAACAAAAGAAGAGCTAGCTTCTGTGCAAGGATGAAAGGCATGAAGAAGAAATTGACATCAGCTAAGACTGCAAGAGATCCTAACTCAAGAATTAATAAAGCACTTCGTGCTTGGAATTGTTAGTGAAAAAAACCTGGGTTAAAAAGAAATCAACAGTATTAGTTTGTGGTTATTGTAAAGAATGCAATAAAGAACTATTGAGTAATCAAGGTGGATGGATTATAACCTATACCAAGAAATATTTTTGCCATGATGGTAAAGATGGTTCTTGTTTTGATAATTATTGTGAACGCAAATATAAGGAGAACAACAATGCCAATGGTAGGAAAAAAGAAGTTCAGCTATACGAAAGCTGGAAAGAAAAAAGCAAAAGCATACGCAAAGAAAAAGGGTATGAAGATGAAATCAAAAGGTAAATACTAATGCCAAAAAAAGGTTTGTACTACAACATCAATCAGCGAAAGAAAAAAGGGATCAGTAGATCTAAAAAGAAATCTACTATCTCTGCTAAAGCATACAGAAATATGTTGATGGGTTTTCCTAAGAAGAAGTCTTAGTTAATCTTTTTATTTTAAACTCTAGCTGCCTAACATACAAACGCATATCATCTAGTTTGTGTTCAAGATCTTCGATCTTTAATCGATAACGAAGATGCCAATTAACTCCGACTATAGTATTCCTTTTAGTTCTTGAAACTCTTGCCATATCGTTTGCTCCCCATCCCAAAATCTTTGCTTGTTATGTTTCATTCGTAATGAATGTAAAACTGTTGTATGATCCTGTCCAAAAAATCTACCAATATTAGATAGGTTCATATTATATTTTTCACTCAATAGATTGTGTATGATGTTTCTAACTCTCACTACATCTTGAGTTCTAGTTTTAGAAAACAAATCTTTCTTACTCACTTGATACCTTTGGCAGACCTTATCAATAATTAAATATACTTTATCTTTAGGTACAGAATAGGAGTGAGCTATAATCTTTCTTGGTTTAAACTCTTGTTTAGTTTTGCTGATATGAAACTTGGCTAATCGATAGCCATTCTTAAAAGCATTTTTATAAATTAATTTTTCTTTCTTAGTTAAGCTAGAATAATGTCCAGCTTTCATGGCAAGTTTAATCTCTTTAAACTTTGTACTTTCAATTTTAGTCATAGATCCCCTATAGCCTTTCTTGTTTTTTTACAACTTTAAAGTTAATAGTTTAATTTGCCATTAACTGTTCTTTTGTCTGCTCAATTTCCCAAAGTAATTTATAAGAATCTTGTTGATACTTATTTACTTTTTGTTTCGCTTCCAGATACTTCCGATGTTTCTTCTCTTGAAGATCCTTCAGCTTTTGCAGACGCATCTTGATGTTTTCCATCATGCTCCTTTGTTACTTTTGCAAAATCAAATCTAAGATTATGGATCTTGCATTCTACAAACTCTCCTCTGTTCGAGTTGTTTGCAGCTTTTTGTATATCATCAAAGAGTTCAATCATTTCAAAATGACATTCCCCATTAATAATTCGTTTGTATTTTGTCATTTTTTATCCTGTTTGTCTATATCTTTTTTATGTAAACTAAATGCCATATCATTATAGATACTCATGTCATGGTAATTATCTGCTTTATATCCTCGTGTGGATCTAAATAATTTTAATGCCATCATAATATGACCTACTTGGTGTGGTTTAATTCTTTTTTTTAAATTATCAGCAAGGACCAATGTAAACATTTCTGCTAACATGGTAAAATTATATTCAAAGTTGCCGTAATCTTTTTCTCTATCCTCGACTATTTTTTTTTTAATTTCTTTATCTAGTTCTGTTACTTTCATAATTTGTTTTTAAAGGTGTGCCAAAGAAAAAACAAAGAGGGATTGGCAAAGAAAGGGATAGATGCCAAATGTAAACCCTAAAAAACTTCGACACACCATTGAATTACAATCTAGTATCGATTGTAATTGTTTTGTTTATAGTCTGAACCTTGACCTTTTGCAAATCTATTATTGCTTCCAAAAGATTTCTGCTGTCCGCTAGGCTTGGCAGATGTCGATCCAGAATTTGAAGGTGTCAAGACGACATTGATAATACCTGTTGGATTACCTTGTTCATCTAGGTCCTCAAATGCAGCTTGATTGTACCAACTTTCCCCTATCTTTACTCCAAGTCTCCAGGTTTTACCCTCTGGACTTTTAGGATTAATTGGTGCAACAAATACTGGTCTGTTGTCTCCTGCTTGTTTGTCTGCGTTATGTGTAAGTTTTATATATATCTTATCACTCATTATATAACTCCTTGTTGGTTAAGTTTAGTCTCATGCACATCATACAAATCTGTGACTTGTCGATATACTCTGAGATTTTTATTAGGATCAAATAAGCTAGGATTTTCTTTTCTAAATTTCCTTAGAGCATAAATATCTTTAATAGATTTTATGGCATCTCTTACTTGATTCATATCAATGTTCATATCAACATTGGCATGACCTGTACCACTAATAGTGGACCTCTCACTTATGTGAGCTGTACCACTCATTCTTTGTTGTGGAATATTGTTAGTAGGTTTAGTGTTAGTTGGTTTAAAAGGTGCTGCCTTATAACCATCATCATTATCCAAACCTGTTTTTAAATTAAGTGCATTTAAGAATGCGTACTTCTTGGCATAAGACATACCATTACCTGTACCAAACTTATCTAAGTTTCCCATTGCACTACATCCTGTAATATCGACATAGCTTTCTGGGTTTTCAACATCGTGTATTCTCATTGCACAAGTAACCATGACAAAGTTTTCTTTAATCTCATTGGTGTAATTACAGACAGGATATAATCCATTGTTTAGTAATGACTCCATTGCAACCTTTTGTACTTCATCATGTTGTAAAGGATTGAAGTGCATACCAGGAACTTTCTTTCCTTTTGCAACACCCCCCGCTTCACAAGCTGCTTTGTGTAGTTTTTGATATATGTTTGTTTTCATGCGTCTAACCCCCATAGTTGTTTGATTTGTTTTTTTTGATCGTCTATTAAATCCCTATAATAAAAAGGATGATTTAATTCTGGTGGTTCTGCAAAGTTTGCAATCTTTTTAAGATCGCCTTTACAAAATACAATTAACTCTTCCCAAGATTTTATTCTTTGGATCATTAGATTGTATTGGTCCTCTAAATATTTTGGATTGAGTTGATAATATTCTTTGTCAAATATTTTATATTCAACTTCATTTACATAAACTAAGTAAGGTATTCTATTGGTACAATGATAATAGAAAGCTACTTGTTTAATGTGCATTGGATCGGGTTCTGTTGGCAGCTGTGTTGTTGCCATGTAGTACTCATCTTTGTTTCTTCTCTTCTTTAAACTTGGTGGTTTGGTTTTAACTTCTAAAAATTTGGTATTTGATTCCATGTCAATTCTACCAATAATATCGAATAACATTCCATCATCTTTTTTAGATACATATCGTTCAGCAACTAAATCTTCACCACCAAAAATTTTAATAACAGCTTCTGTTAAATGTTTTATTGTTGGATGTGCAAACTCTACCATCATATCTCTTGCAAGTTTATCTTTATCATCTACTGGTGGAGTAAGTTTATTTATCTCATCAAGTTCTTGTTGAAAGACATCATCATAATCTTTATTCTCTAATGTTATTTTTTTATCGCCTTGAAATAAAACTTGACACAATAATCTTTGAGCTGTGTTATTAACTAAGTTTCCAAATGGTGCTTTGTATCGTATTAAAAAACTTCTTCTAAGTTCTTGTGGTAAAGAATAGTTTAATAAAAATCTTGTAAAGTTTTGG